CAACACTTATTACATTTTCAAAATCATCCATTTCAAAACATTCTTTTGTAATTGGAGTAGATGCTAACTTATGCATCGTTGAAGTAGAGTTTGCAGTTGTTCCAACTTTATAAGTGTCAAATTCTTTCCACCAATAAAGTGGAGCTGTGATGTCTACAGAAACAAAAATCTGACGCATAAATTTTCTATGCGGAGTTCCTGCCCTGATTAATTTCTGCATCAACTCTAGGTCATTTTTACCAATGATAAATTCTTTACTCCCTATACTTGAGCAATTTTTTTCTTTTGAACAATCATTACAATTAATTCTTGAACAATAATCACTATCAGATTTTGACCAGGATTCAAGCGGGTTTCTCATACCACGAATTGAATGTTCAAAACCCCAGACTTCAGTATTTTCAAATTTCATTAAAATAAACCTCCAATACTTTTGTTTTCTTTGATTCCAAAATCTTCCAATCTTTTCAAAGCCAGGTCTATATACCATTGTTTATCAAGTTTCTTTGAAACCTTAACTCCGTTTACAGATTCATTCATGATAAAGCAATGTTCTGGAGTATTTGCAAATTTTTCGATTGTCGCGCCCTGATATTTATACTTACCAAGGTAGGTGTCATTCTGGTCTTTAGATGCAAAAACTCTGAAAGTCTTGTCTATGAGATTTTCCCCATTATGCCAGCCACCTTCATAGTTGGAAGAAACTTTAACGATTTTCTGGAACTCTTTAATCATGTCACAATTATTGATTGTTTCCTGAACTGGAATGTTATTCATCATATAATCCACCAGAGCCTTGTTTATAATTGGTAAATCATAATTCAGGTCGTCCAGCTCCATTACATAAGCGCCTTTTCTTTCCAGCTTTCCAGACTTAAATCTGAAAACATAATTGTTTACATCTTTCTGGAAAATCTCTGTAATTTCATCCTGCTCAAGTCCCATCCCCGTACGATGTTCCCAGCGGTGACAAATATCCATTACCTTATTAATTTTTTCTTCATCATCTTCTACCTGAATAATCAAACCATCGGTATTAGACTGAATCAATGTAATATAAGGTTCCAGATGTTCCAATAAATCCAAAAGCATCAACTGACCATTTACGCAAATTGCATTGGCCTGCATGGGGTCGTAAGCTGAAGAATACTTATCTTTCATCATACCGTACGCGCCATTCAAGACGATTTTATATGGTTGCTGTTCTTTCTTCTTTCCTGCCTTTTTCAAAGCTACTCGAATGTCAAAAACTTCTTTATATCTGCCAGGATTCTTTGAGTTTCTTGTCATGAATCCATGTTTAATAATTTGAGATGGGTAATATGAGGTTACATCAACATGGAAAATTCTTCCTTTAGCATGAAGTGGAAGTTCTGGACATCCATGCAGACCACCCCAGCCAAATCTATGCGGAACTCCGCAAACATTCAAATCAAAAGACTTTTTGTAATCCCTATTGTCAGGATTTTCAAACCATTCTTTTGCAGACTTATATTTTTTCAAGTGAATCTGGTCAATAATTTTGAATTTAAATTCATCATTATGTTCCTGCTTTTCACATTCCAGAATATTTGCGGTCAGTTGAGGTTGTGTCAGACTTATCATTTCAATAGGTAAATCAAAAGTTTCAATCAACTGAATTTGTGATTCATAAAGATATTTATTTCGTCTGAAAACTTCCAGAGTCTGTTCTACATCATGGATATTATATTTTACAGTTTTACGAACTTCCTGCTGGGTCAACTTTCTATTCAGGTTAAAATCAACCTCAGTTTCACGAATATCTGAACCCATGAAACCTTCTTTTGTTTTCAGAGAATCTTTTGTATAAATATCAAAGTCCAGAAATTTTTTCTTCTTAAAATCTCTGGAAATCTGCCAGCCTTTAAGTCCGCGCAGAATAATATCATCATTAATTTTTTTAGGATTCATCCCCAGAAGCAGACCTTTCATAATGTAAGTATCGTAACTTCTGGAATTATAACCAACCCAGATTTGATTCTTATGTTTATTATAATAATCAGTCAGGGCTTTCAAATCATTTACAATTACCCGCATGGTTAATTCAATCGGGTTTATAATTGTAATAAACCAATCATGAACAAAAACCTCAAAATCATAAAAATTAAGTGAATATGGGTAAAGTTCTTTTGTGAAATCCTGATACAACTCAGGATTCAAAGAAATCTTTTTATTCAGCTGAACCTTTTCATCTTCTGGAATAATGTAATTGTAATCAATCTTTATTTCAGGTTTTTTCTTGATTACAAGGTCTGCTTTATGAGCTGAAACTTTTTCTTTTTTCTGCTTTATTTTCTGAGTTCCTTTAAGTATTGAAACTTCATCTTCATCTAATAAACCAAATCCCATTATTTTAACTCCTTAGAAAGAAAAAGCTGGAATCAGAAATTCCAGCTTTTCAGATTATATTTTTATTTTAGGATTACTCTTCATCTTTTCTTGCATCAAGAGTAGAAAGAAGATGCTTTGAAGATTCTGTAACGAAAAGAAGTCTTGGAAGAGATTTTCCGTTACGAACTGGACCTTTGAGCAGATAGAACTCAACGGTTCTTTGAGCCACAAATTCCATCATTTGAGCATCAACATAAACGGTGAATGGTTCAAAATCTGAATCAATATTTTCTTCCCATGAAACCTTTTCATTGTATTTTCCAGAATTTCTTTCTGAAGAAACTTCAATCTTTTCTTTGCTGATTGTAAGGCGGACCGCAGAATGTTCAGAAATATCAATACTGAAAGAAACCGCTCTATCAATAGCGTTAAAAAGTTCCTTCGGGAATTTTGAATGCAGAATTGCTTTTTCTGGGTCAGATGTATTAATTACATTCTTAATTGTTTTATATGGGTATTGACCCTGCAAAGTCTTGATACTGAAAATAGTTCCATCTTCTGCCTTAAAATAAACCCATGGTCCTTGTATTTGCATAGCGGTCAATTTTTTCAACTTCAGAAGTTCATTTGCAGAATTGTCAGAAATCCAGAAATCAGGAAGTTCTACTTCTTTCATTTCATAACAATTCATCTGATTACCATCGGTTGAAACAATATCATGACCAGAAACATAAACCCCTGAAACCTGAGTCTTGTTTACAGACATTTTACATGAACCAACACCCAGAATAAAATCTTCATTCAAATCAACCCAGCCTTTCTTGTCTGGAGTAATTATATTGATTCTGGATTCAAAATCAAAATCAAGAAGAACCATTTCTGCCTTAGCTTTTCCGCATTTCAAAAGCCAGCCACCATCTTCCTTAACTGAAAATTTGATTTCGTCGGATGGAAATTTAGAAATGATTTTGAAAAACTCTTCAGCCTTTACAGCTCCTTCAATTCCCTCTTCCAGTAAACCTTCCTGATTAATCGGAACGGTAACTGAAATATTATCATTGTAAGTGAAAATCTTTCCATTGTGAAAAATGAAAGAGTCCGCACCCTGAATAGTGTTTGTTCCTGATTCAATACCAGGCATACATCTTTTCAAACTTTCAAGAAGTTCTTTTTTCTGAATAATCATGTTTTACTCCTTTTATTGATTAATCAAATTATAAAATTCATTTCTCAAAGCTACATTATCTTTGAAAATTCCACGAAGCGTTGCGGTCTTGGTTTTTGAACCTCTGGATTTAATCCCGCGAGTTGTCATACAAGAATGTTCACCTTCAATTACCACAATCACATTTTCCGTTCCTGCAATTTTCTGGATAATTTCAGCGATATCATTACCTATTCTTTCCTGAAGCTGAAGTCTTTTACCAACCATTTCTGCGACTCTGGAAATCTTAGAAAGACCAATTACTTTTCCATTTGGTATATAACCAATAGAAACTTCCATGTTATACATTAAAGCCATGTGATGTTCACAATAGCTAAAGATAGGAATGTTTTTAACGACAACCAAATCATTTGAATCAGATTCAAAGCAGGTACCAAACATTTTAGCTATCTGGTCGTTTGTGAATCTCATACCTTCAAAGATTTCTTCATACATTCTGGCAACTCTATCTGGAGTTCCTTTTAATCCTTCTCTTTCTGGGTCATCACCTATTGCTTCAATCAACATGGTGACTGCCTGCATGATTTTCTTTCTGTCAAATTGTGGGTTTTCTCTATCAACCACTTTCTGAACTTCATAAGCACTTTCCATGATTTACACTCCTCTTTTGTCAGGATTCCAGAATATTTTATGCATTTGAATCTGACATCTAATATTTTCATTTTTATGTTCCAGAACAAACTCTGGAATCTTTGACATTGTAACCTGACCAAAAACCGGTGAAATATATATGTCAGCATCGGTTCCAATTTTCAGAATTTTTTCAACTTCTTCAAAATCAGAATCAGTCACAACGATTTTTACAATATCCCCTTTGTCCAGATATGAAAGATTTTTTTCAATCATGAATCTATTCATTTTAGATGCGGGAGCTTTCCAGTCCATAATAAAAATAACATTACTGGCCTGAAATTTTTCTTTCCAATAAAGAAGACTTACAGCTCCATTTGTTTCAATGTCAATTTCAAAATCAGACATCAATAAATCTTCAATAAAAGATGTCATCCATTCTTTGTTTTCTTCCAGGAGTGGTTCACCACCGGTAATCGTTATATGTTTAATTCCATAACTTTTTACCTTTTCCACAGCATCAAAAACTGAGTACCATTTACTATTTTTATCAGGATTAAAAGTATATGCAGAATCACACCATGAACATCTTAAATTACAGCCAATCGTTCTAAAAAATACGGTTGGGTATCCTGCATGATATCCTTCCCCGTCTATACTCTGAAATATTTCAGAGACTAAAATTTTATTATCCTTTACCATTTTTAACACTCCGCAAAAGATGTTGGAGTTTCCCAGAGTTTCACAGAAACCTTAAAACCATGGAAATTGTGATTCTTCAAATACCCTGCAATAGCATCACGAATAATAGGGGTCATGTTTTCACAGGTAGATTTTCCTTTGTAAAGAACAATATGTCTTTTTTGATATTTTACAGCCCACTTATAAAGTTCATTTTCAGATTCTTCCCTGAACTCAGGAGCAGAAAAAATAATTGCATGGTCAAAATTAGACATTACAACTTCATTCAAAATTGTTTTCATGTCATTAAAATCAATGACCATGTTTGATTCCTGATTCACTTCACCTTCAATTTCAACCTGAAGTTTATAAGTGTGACCATGCAGATTATTACATTTTCCTGAATAATTAGAAAGCATGTGAGCTGAATCAAAAGTAATTTCTTTTGTTATTTTCAATTTGATTTCCTCCAAAAAATATCTATATGTTTTATTATAGGATTATTTTTTAATATTTTTTCGTTTCTTATATTCAACAAGAATTGCTTTTTTCATTCCTTCAGAATCCTGAGTATTAAATAAACTAGCATCGTCTTCATTATTCATGACCTTTTTCATATCTTTGTTTCTTCTTTCCAGAGTCGTCATTATATCTTGGTCTATACTATTTTCCAGAATCAAATAATACGCCATTACAGAATCCGCTTCTTGTCCGATTCTATGAACTCTATCTTCTGCCTGCTCATGTTGTGGAGCTGTAGAACCAAATTCCACAAAGCAGGTAGCAGATGCTTTTGTCAGAGTCAAACCAACTCCAGATGCTTTTATTTGTCCTATGAATAAATATATTTTGTCGTCGTTCTGGAATCTATCAACAATATCTTGTCTTTTATCAGCTGGAGTTTCCCCAGTTAAACCAACAGAACAATAACCAAATTCCTGCATTAAAGAATCATAAGTTGAGTGATGATATATAAAAACCACTAATTTTTTATTCTGGAAAGTTAAATAATCTTTAATCCATTTTATAACAGCTTTCTCTTTTGCTTTATATGAAGCTTTCTTTAAGTGGGAAATATGACCAAGCTGGGCAGATTTATCTTTTGTTCCGTTGATAATATCCTGCTCAAATTGCCAGTCTACTTCATCATAGATTCTTCTTTCAGATTCACTAACCTGCATCGGAACTACAGCCCTGATTTTTGGTGGTAATTGAGTCAGGACCTCTTTTTTCAATCTGCGAATCATGAATCTACTTATTTTTGTATGGAGTTCTTCCGCGTTAGAAAGTCCGTCAAATTTCCAGCCAAAAAATGATTTTTTAGGGTCACAATATCTATATAAAAATTTATATCTATTACCAAATTCCATAGGTGAAAGAATAGAAAGAATCGTCTGGAATTGAGCGGTTTTTGTTTCGTATGGAGTTCCAGAAATAAATAATTTCTTTGATTCTGGTAAAGCTTCTGAAATCTGCTTTATAGCTCTAGCTCTGATTGTTTCAGGGTCTGCGATGTATTGAACTTCATCTGCAATAATGGTCTGGAAATCATATTTAATTAATTCATCTACCCAGCCATCAACTTTGACAACTTTGTTAGCTCTTCTTTCACCTTTTTCTTTTGCTCTTTTTCTAGCCAACAATTCTGCTTTTTTTCTTTCCTGATTCTCTTGGGCTAAAATATCATAATTAATAATCCAGATAGGGTATTTTTGTATAAACTCCTGACTTAAATATTGTGGGTTTCTGCCATCAATAATGTATGGTCTGTATTTAGTCCACTTTTCTATTTCATTACTCCAGTTCTTTTTTAATGATGCTGGACAAATTATTAAAGCAGGAATTGAATTTTTCTTTAATCGTAAATAAACAGCTCCTTGTGGAGTTTTTCCAAGACCCATTTCATCAGCAAGTAAAATATTTGAATCCATAGAAAGCATTTTTTTAACGCCTTCTTTCTGAAATGGGTAAAGTTCATCTTTTCCATTAATTGACTTAAAATCACTATTTTCTGATTCTGAATCAGGAATCTTTTTTTTCTGATTCACTAAAAATATTTCTGCGCTTTTATCAAAAGGGTAGTTTAATTCCTGCAAAGCTCTTGCAATTTTCTTTGTTGCAGGAAAAACAAAAATTCCAACTTCTGAAAGATATTCAAAATCATAATTCTTTGCGAGTTCCAGAAGCTTTTTATAGTTTTTTCCTCTTGAGAGTTGAACGCATAATTTTTCACCATCAAAAAATACCATTTCTATTTCCTTAAAAAAATACCACTAGATTTGGTCTAGTGGTATTATATCTTTTATTCATTTAAGAATCAGGCATAAAACGCAAGACCCTGATTCAACCAAAAGTTCCTGCATTCTTCCCAGATTTCTTCAATTTTCTGTCTGCTCCGATTAAAATGTTTTACAGCCATTGAAATCGTAGGAGTTCGTTTATTTTTACCTTCCCATTCTCTTTTAACAATCCAGACAATGAGTTTGAAAGCATCTTCAGAAAGTTCCTGCTCCGCTTCTTTCAGGAAATCCAGAATCTTTGGTGAATCGTAATTTCTGGAAATTATTTCTTCTTCCGCATTTGAATTTTCTTCCTGGTCCTGAATCTGATTCTTGTAATAATCCTGAATCAAATCGCCCCGTTGTCTGTTATAGGTTCTTGCAAAATCATTAAGTCTGTTGAGCTGGATATAAAGATAGGTTGTAAATTTTGCTTTATCAGGGTCGTACTTTTCCAGACAATTACAATAGATTAAAAAACCTTGTGATTCCATTTCAGAGTAATCAATATTGTATTTCTCTGAATATTCATGTGCCCGTTTTCTTATCAGGTCAACATATTTTTCAAATTGAGTCTTTTTCATTTTCCCCACCTCTTATTTGTTAAGTTCTTCTCTTAAATCATTTTTAATGTCAGACAAAGATTTGTAGTGACTTCCATTCAGAAAGATTTCATTTGGTTTTTCCTGACATTTGAAACAATAGTAACCATTGAAATCTTTCCAGATTAAAAAGGTCAAACCTTTGTATTTACAAACTCTTTCAAAATCTTTTGAAATCTGACTGGCTTTTAATTCAGATAAATTAAATATTTTCATATAAACCTCACTTAATGGGAATCTTGTCCCATTAATTAAGATTATAAACTACTTTGTATTTTTAATCAACAACTTTAATAATAAATTCTTTTTCCATCAACTATTTTCCAATGTTTACCTTTAACATGACTAGGTTTACCTTTCATTAACTCACTCATTTTCTTTTTGTATTCTTCAGAATGATGTTTTCCCAGATAAGCTGTTCTTAACCTTTCTTTAACTTCTTCAGAAACAGGTCTTTTTTTCATAGCTTCACTTAAATGTTTTCTATGTTCTTGAGTAAAAGGTTTTTTCTTCTTACCTTTTTGAGATTCACTTAATTTATGACATAATTCTTCAGAATACTTAATTCCTTTATTCCAAACTTTAAGTCCTTTATGACTCAAACTTTTTCTTCTTTTCGTTTCTTCTGATTCTTTATGTCCTTTTAAGGTATTACTTATTTTCAACTTAGATTCTTCAGAAAGTTTTCTAGATAAATTACTTTTTATTATACATTGTCGATGATATTCATTAAGTAAACCACCTTGACCACCATCCGCAATATTGTATTCTGCTTTTCCTGATTCCCTGAATAACTTAATAAAATATTTTTCCAAAATATCAGCATTAATTTTAGTTTCAGTGACTGCAAGAATTGATTTTGAAAAGTTATTTCTACCATATTTTTTGAAAGCAGACCTCAAAAAGTAACCACTTCCTTTATAAAAAACATCAGTTTCTGGAGTCTTGTTTTCAGGACATTTTCTTTGTCCTATATAATTTTTACCATTCAAATTATTTTTAGTTTCATAAATATAAAACATTATTCCCTCACTGTAATTTTAGAAATTCCAACTGAGTCTTTTTTTACTTCAAAAATTTTATCAGAAATTTCTATAAATTTATTTTCATGAGTAACCATTATAATTTGAAGATTCATTTTTTTACTTAAAACTTTGATAACTTCACAAAGTCTATCAAGTAAATCTTTACTCACAAATTTCATGGGTTCATCCAATACAATCACATTATCGGTTCCCCGCTCCAGAGCATAGCAGGCAATTCGTAAAGCAAAAGTCGTAAGGTCTACGACTCCACCGCCTGACGCATTCATAGGGTCAATTTGTCTTTTAGTTTTCTGGTCCAGAAAGACTAATTCTGCTTCAGTTTTTCCACGTGAAATTTCAAATTTAATCTGAAAAATATATTCACCAGGAAAGCAGGTTTCCAGAGCCAAGTTCACAATATCTTCAATCTGGAATCGTAAATGTTCCTGAGTTTCTTGAGCTATTTTCTGAAGAAAAACTTGAGCATCTTCCAATAGTTTCAAGTCATGATTTAATTGTTTTTCTTTCTGGGTGTAATTTTCTATATCCTTGGTTAATTGGAAATCTATACCTTTGCAGGTAGAAACCATTTCCTTTATTTTCTGAATATCCATCAAGACAACTCCTCTTCCAGAGAATCCCAGTCACAAGCTTCAAGTAATTTATTATAAAGAACATTAAGTCGGTCCTGAGTCTTGGTTAATTCTGCTTTCTGATTTTTCAGGATTTCTTTTATTTCCTGCTCATTGTCAGTTCCGTAAAGTTTTTTCCATTGAGTTCTTAAAGTCTGAATCTGACCTTCACTCTTTGCAACTTCCAGCTCTGCTTTCTTGATTAAATCTTCGATTCTTTCAACTTCTTTAACATTCATCTTCATACCCCTGAATTGTAAAAGTTTTTAATGTATTTGTTGTTTCTACAATATCCAATATTTTGCAGAGCGTTTTATATTTTGCCCACTGAAATAATAAATCATTTGGTTTATTTTCTGCTTTCAAAATATTTCTTACACTCTGAATATCCTGACCGGTAATTTCATCGATTGGTTTACATATTATTTTTTCAAAAAAAGTTTTTAATTCATATCTTTCAACAAAACAATCGGTAATATTTTTACCAAAAAGCTTTTTTGTTAATTTTGAAGTTTCTTTGTATATTTTATTGTAATATCTATCTGTTAGTTTCATTTTCTAAACCTCCAATAATTCAAAAATCAGGTCTTGCATTTCTGATTCAAATTCATTTGATTTCACAGCTTTCTGAACATTATCTACGAAATCCAGAGATATGTTTTTTGTTGATTTTAATTTGTCAACAAAATCTTCAATCCTTTGTTCCCGTTCTTCCTGCTTCAAAATATATGAATCATCAATAAATTGTTCCCGGTCTATTATAGGGATAAAATCTACAATCTTTTTATCGGTATCAACATAATAAACTCCGCATTGATAATCTTTCATGTCTGAAGCTTGACGAATCAGACAACCAGGATTTACCACATGTTTTCCATTTTTTTCATAATGAAAATTATGATGATAATCACCGGTAAAAATAAATTCTGCCTTTGGAGTTTCTGACAATAATTCTTTAGCGGTAATAGCATCTACATTTGGCGGTAAACTTTTCAAATCTGGAAAACATAAAATATGTCTGAATACATATTTTTTATTTTCTACTTTCCCGTCAAAATTAGGAGCAGAAATTTCTTTTCCATCTGGGTCAAGTTCCTGAATTGAAAAAATATTTTCTGAATTGAAAAGGATTCCAATTGCGGACTTTTCAATATTTTCAGAACTATGGTAAAGTAAATCATGATTACCAGCCAAGATATAGCAGGAAAGATTTTTTTCTTCCAATTTCTTTGCAAAGTCCTGAACAATCTGGATACATTGAAAAGAGGTGTCAGTATTGGAGTTGAAAATATCACCTACAATCATTACATTACATTTTTTTTCAAATGCAATCTTTCTGACCTGGTCTACCATTCTTCTTTGGGTTTCATACCAATCATCATCTATTCTACATCTTGGTCTGGACGCTCTTAAATGCCAATCAGCTGTAATAATAAATTTCACTCTTCCACCTCTTTTAATTGCAATTTAATAACTTTTGGATTTCCATTTACAATATAACCTTTAATTTGTTCTTCAGCCATTTTTTGCGTTTGATAAAATACGGCTCTATTTACAGATTGAACCATTATACCCTTATGACCTTTGAATCCAAAATCCGTTTTAATTACATATACAATTTCATCAATCATTATCTACCACCTTTTGTAAATGGAATCCATTTAACCCCATCACCTTTATATAATTTTTTAACCAGCTTTCTTTCTGATAAACTATAGGTAGATATAATCGCATCATCAAAAGGTTTTTCGGTTTCCAATAATGATGTTAAATCAGAACTTGGTAAACTATATCCTGATTCACTTGAAACCACATAAACTATATCCTGATTTCTTTCTTGAAGTAAATCAGGTCTGAATTTTACAACCTCGCGGGCAAGAACCAAAGCTACCTGGTCCATGTAATTCATATTTTCATTTCTTAAAGTTAAATCAAAAGGTTCTTTCAAAAATAAATAATATCCAGAACTTTCAATAGCTTCTTTTAAGATTTCATCCATTTATTTTTCCTCCAAACATTTACCATTTTTCATGATTCCACCACAAAGCGGACAGATATCAGGAAGTTCTTTTTTCAGATTTACTATTTCTCTTTTATTCACTTTAATATTACATTCAGAATCTTCAAAATTTTCAATCTGCTCTTCCAACTCATTTATTTGAGTCTGGATATCTTTTGTATTTATTTCCCTGATTTTATTAATTATCTTTTTTGATTCTGAAAAATCATAAGTTTTATTTTTACATGAATCATAAAGTTCAAGGTCTGAATTTATATTTTCAATATTTTCTTCCAATTCCTGAACTTTATTTTCTGATTCTTTTATTTTAATCAGATTCTTTTTCACTTCTGGAATAAAATTGTATTTTTCCTTAACTTCAGAATATTTTTCAAATTCCTGAATCTGATTTTCCAAAATTTCTACCTGCTCTTTCAATTCAGTATTCTTTCTGGAAATATTTTCATACTTAATCAGGAGCTTTTCCGCCTGCTCCAACCATTCATATTTTTCATGTTTTTTCTGAGTTTCTTTTAATAACTCAGAATTGATTTTTATGTCCTGATTTAATTTTCTGCGTCTACTTTCTGCATTAGAAAGAACTTTATCAATAATATCAAGGCGGACGGTTTTGTTGAAATACTGGGCTACCTGACCAGAAGTCAAAGACAATAAAAATGGAGCATCTTGCTGTCGCTGGATATTCGTGTCAGTCAAACAAAGCATTTTTTCAACCTGCTCTGGAACATCTGTTTTTACGACATTCAATTCTTCCCCATTTACAATATATTGATTCAGGTCTTTTGTTCTGAATCTGGTTATAGTTCCTTTTTCATTTTCAATAGAAACCTTCATTGGTAAAATCTGATTTCCTTTTTTATCAAAAGCCCAGTGACTTAGAAGGTTATCCACACCAAGAGGTCTATTATAAACCAACCAATAAAAAGCCCTAAGAATAGCAGATTTTCCATTATTAGAACTTCCCACAATAGCATTAATTCCTGAACTTAATTCAAGTTCAGTTTCTTTGTGACTCTGGATATTTTCAATTTTTATCTTCTTAATCATATATTTATTATAGGAATCAACTAAAACCGCTCATATCGTTGAAATTTAGGGGGTCTTTTATATTAAATGATTAATTATCCCATTTTCATTAAAACCCCGTCAAATTTTGAATCCTAGA